GGGGACCACACAGGGTCGCGCGTCGGGAAAACGCGGAATTACGTCAATTATCAACAAATTGTTAGTTTCTGTCTACTTCCATATACGATAAAAAAAAGTCAACATCTGCTAAACTGCTAGTCACTTTCATTATGTCTGATTCTTCCATCACACAAGACACCCCATTAAAGGCGTCCATTGTGCTGTCAATGGCTAAGACAGTGTCTTCAAGTATTTTGTAGGGGGTAGCCCCGCCGTCAGGGTAGATAGCCAAATTGATGGTGGATGTTGCAGAACCCGTATTCGTAATACGCAAAGACGAGATTACCGCGGTATTCGCCGCAGGAACCGTATAAATCGTTGTCTCTGTTGCAGCACTTGGGGTCAGGTGCTCTCTAAAATATTTTACAGCCATCAGGGCGTCTCCGCAGAAAGCATCGAAACAGTCAATATAACTGAAGCGATTGCCGGTCTTGTTGGGCTAGTGTTGGCCGCTGCTGATTCCAGATAAACCACTAAACTATCGGACCACCATGCCATCTCGAGATAGCTATTAGCGGGGTCTGTCACCGTAAAGATACCTGATATATCCGCCACAACGTGACCCCATGTGGTGGCATTTTTACGTACTGGGACATCATAACGAGTGTTACTAAATGGATAGTTTACGCCACTGTCCTTAGCCCAAAGTTCCATTTCGTGGGCAGTATTATCCTCATTAACTCCCTGACAACGAAAAGACACAAAATATTGGCCGGTGTGGTCGAAAACGAGCTTAGAGGCCCGTGATCCGTTGACCGTGGTGCTTGCTGTAAGCTGCGACGCATCTACAACATAAAGGCCTACGCCACCCGTCGTGCCGCTAGTCTGAGAGACTATGCGCGTACCTGCAGTTATGCCTGTACCTGTTAAAGTCATGCCAGAAAGCAATGTGCCTGAGGCGACTGCGGTAACGTCCATTACGGTTCCCGCTGAGCCTGCCCCGTCGTCTATCCCAGCAGTAAACTCCGCCTCATGAGACTCAACTCGAATGCCTCGCTCAAAGATAGGCGTATCATAAGTAACTATATTCTCCAGCGTTGTGCCTAAACTTATAAGGTCACTCTGGTTCATTATCATGGCATGAGGCAACTGCACCCCATAGTCTAGCTGAAAACCACGAACGCCCGGCGCGTTTCCTTTCATCCACAACATCGAGGCAGCGACGTTTTGATCGGGTATAGCCGTATAGCTCGAGTTTAGCTGAAATACAATTTGTTCTAGCGACCTAATAAGCTGATTAAACTGCTCAGCGCTATACTGCCCTGCCGCGGTATCCGGTAGTCGGACGTTTTGTATCTTACTCATCGCAGACCATCCGGCTGGATGTCAACGCGCATCGTGCCGTAGCGCCAGTTGGTGTTGACCTCGTTGCTTGTGATCTTCAGCGCTATCTGCCGCCCACGGGCCCTTGTGTCAACCTTTTGCGTTGTCGGCGTGATGACATACGGGTCCAATGAGCTCGGGCTTGCTGTGGCCTGCGGATACGGGCGCAGGAAGAGGTTAACCGTGAGGTTGCCCTGTTGGTCCTTGAAGTCAGGGATGAACCTACTCATCAGGAGCATGTTGTCCCCGTCTCCGATGTCAAAGTAGCCTGAGTCGATAAAGGCCGTAATTGCGCTGCCATCTGCCTGATTGACCCCATCTTCGTGGTTGTAAACCAGAGTTCGGCCTGCAGTTAGCCCGTAGATAGTGCTTATAGTATTTTGAGTGCTTTCCGGCAAATATTGTGTGCCAACTGGGTTCTCAAAAGAACCTACATCTTGCCAAGACGTGCGAGCTAGTGACCCCTCTGACCAGACGTTTTCAACGTAGTTAAATGTTACACAGCGGTCAATGTAGTCAGAGGTATAGCTGCAATAGAACCACGTTACTTCATTAAAGTCGGAGTTAAGTGCCGCGTAGACCTTTTCTTCTTGCACCAGATTGATGTCGTCAAAGACATAATCCTGAAGGGTGCAGGGAATTTTCTTCACAGTACCGTCAAAGGCATAGAATGCCTCGTGGCCCATCCAAAAGGCCAAGCCGTTTACCTCAATCGCAGAATGCGGTCCTAATGCCCCGCAGTTAGTGCCAAGTTGCTGAAATCCGAAGGTATACGGAGGACCGATGTATTGCATACCATGCAAGGAAGTGTCCGTTAAAACCAGTATCTGGCCACGAGATCGAACCGCTGTCTGAATCCTGTTGCCGTCAGAAAGACGTTGTCCGCCTGCGGTGTTAGTGGCTGACTCGACAAAGGTGTTGATGTCTTCTTGGTTAGAGAATCGAACAAATAAGGGGTCCTGAGTGTCTGGGTCTCCTATGGTGGTCTCGGTTCCAAAACAAATAAGATGCCTGTCTGGGCTAGAAACAAGCATGTAGCTATTAGCTGTTGGAGCCCCTGAAACTAACGTAGCGCGTTGGTCCACGCCGCTATCTGGATTCCATTGATAAAGTCGTCCATCGACAAGCTGCATAAGCAATAATTGGCCGAAGTTATCAAATTTCCAAGATCGTGAGGACAGCGTCTCAACCTCGGATTCTGTTCGAGCAGTACCCCACGTGCTAGAGCCCCAAGTTCCTGTACCAAAGCCATAGTCAAAGTAACTAACATCAGAACCGACGTTGATTTGGTACGCGCCTATTACGGAAGCGCCACCATTACCACTGTCTGAGCCGTCTGCATTGACCGGTGCGGTGATGGTATAAGTGCTAGAGTTAACGACCTCAGTGATTTCCCACTCTGAATTGAGAATTTCGGCGGTGATTTGGCCACCAAGACTCACTGCGCCGCTGAAGGTAACAAAGTCACCTTGGATAGCTCCGTGGTCCGTATCGGTAACAGTAATAACAGCGGAGCCTGAGGAGGCTGAAAAGGTGACATCGCCGGCAGAAGTGGTGTTACTCAGGGGGGTAATGTCATGCCAAGCGCCCCCTAAGTTAACGTAAACCTTTCTGTCAGTGCCTGTGGCCAGATAAGGAGTGCCGGCAAGGTTGTTCCAAGAAAAGGTGTCGCTTGCAAACCCGACCAAGTAATCGGCGGTGTCGTTAAAATAGGTCCACCCGCCTATTTTTTCAGGTAACCCATAACGAAAACGAATGTTATCACCATCCGTCCAACCGCCTTCAGCGCCGTATTCCGTGTTCTGCTTGTCAATACCGGGCTTTAGCGCCAGTCTTAAATATGCCATACGCGTTTACCAATCCAATCAGAGGTATTCACCAGTCTCGATCATGCTTGCGAGTTCATGGCTACGGCCTTTCACATCCCGACTCCATTTTGAGTCGAGAAACTCTCTTGCTGCAGTGGTATAGTCGGCTGCTTCCATAGCCGCTAGCGCGTTTTTAAAGCCGCGAAGGCGGGTGGCCCCGAGATTAAAGCTAATGTCTATCATAGCATCTTTTCTAACGTCATCAAGTGAGTTAAACCACGAATATTCAGCACTTAGCTCTTTGATTACACGCTCAATGTCGTTTTCTAGCAGGTAATCTATTTCGTCGTCAGACAACCCAATACCGCCGTTGGGGTCTACGTTTCGTCCTGCACCTATAGTCCAAAAACCGGCACTACACCGGTATATATGGGATTGCACACCCTCATGGCGCTTAAGCATTTCAAGTAATCTTTCGGTCATAGCTGTTTTAGCACCAAGAGCATTTTGGCTAACGTGTACAGGTTATTTAGCGCTTTTTGTTACGCCGTCTTCGGCGTTTTCCTCTTCTTCAGCGTTTTCCTCTTCCACAATCGCATCAATGGTGTCGCATACATCGGGGACAATGACACCCGTAGTAAGACTCAACGCACTGCGGCCTACCGCTCGGACACCTTTGTACATGCCAGAACAATAAACTTCTTTGTTTTCAATAACCTGCTCAACTGTAGTGCAGGAAGCCATCAGTAAAGCAATGCTAAATATCAGTGTCAGTCTTACCATTTTTCTGGTCCTCTAAGAATTTATCGAGTCGGGCTTTGTACCCTTCCATAAAGTGGTCTGCAATTCGGTCTTTTACGCCTCGGTCTTTCTTTCGGAGGTATTTAGATGGGTTGATGTAATCCACGCCACCGTTTGAGAAATATAACATATCCTGCGACTTACTCGGCCCGTAACACAAACGGGGCACTCTAGCTACAGAATCACTGCCGTTAACGACGGAAATCTGGTTGTCGAGCGTAAAAGGTTTCTTGAAACCCTTAAAAAACGTATTGGGCTTGCCAAAAGTAATCAGGCTCAGATTGTCGTGTTTGCCGTTTAACTTGGCTGCGGAGAGTTCCGCTAGTGCCCCACCCAGACTATGCCCACAAATTAGGGTGCGCTTATTATAGTCTATATGCTCTTCAATTTCGTCCCATACCGATGCGTGAGCAGCCACAAACCCACCATGGCAAAGCCGACCAACGTACGGTACAGGCACAGGGAATAAGTTAAAAGCCCAGTCACCTACCTGCTGCGTGCCACGGAACACTATAATGTCTATGGTCTTGCGCTTAACCACGTAGGCGGTAGTAGAAGTCAGGGCAGACTCGATCTTGATCGCATCTTTGTTTTTGTCGTTGTACGCCTTTATTGACCACGAGCAGGCCATGTTAAGCAGTACGGGGTCGAGTTTCATGCCCCGCCACCCACATGAGCTGCTAAAAATCCAAGGGCCGAAGCAAGCACAACCCAGAAAATCTTTTCTACAAAACCGTTACCTATCTTCTCAGTAAGCGATTTAACATCAGTCTCGATGCTGCCTTGTCGGTTGAATATCGTAGTAATTTTCTCATCCACGCGCGCTAGGTTAAGTCTGGATTCCTCTAGCTTTTCTTCAATACGGTCTAACCGCTTAGGAGTAGTATC